TCTATCGTGGAGATTTAGAAAAGATGTTAGAACAATTAGCTTGACATATCCTATAAGATATGATATAATATAAAAGTGGTTTAAAAATGGTGCATTAGCTCAACTGATTAGAGCATGTCTTTACCGACAATGGATGGGAGTTTGAATCTCTCATGTGCCAGCTAAGGCTTCGTAACTCAGATGGAAGAGTGTTGGACTGAAAATCCAAACGTCAGAGGCTAGAAACCTCTCGGAGCCACCAAGCGGAGTTATGGTATAACGGCTATTACATCTGCCTGTCACGCAGAAGATCGGGTTTCAACTACCCGTAGCTCCGCCAAATTTTAATCTGAAATGTATGTTTTTATCGTGGGCTTCCCAATGCCGCTGACAATCAGGAAGTATCTGGCCCGACGTTCGTGGAATCCTCCCTGTCGGGAAATAATGGGATGTCAAGATACTATCGGGTTAAAGGATACTGGAAGAAATATTATAAGCACAAAGATAGAAGATGTCGGCAACAGGTTAGTGACTAAATTTGGGAGTAGAGGAACGGGTAGACTCACCGAGCTTTGACCTCGGAGCTTGCAGGTTCAAAGCCTGCCTCCCAAGCCAATTTATTCATGGAGGTAAATATGGTATCTATGATTAAGGTTTTCCTTGGTGGTACTTGTAATGATAGCGATTGGCGAGACAGATTAATCCCTATGCTGGAGATAGAGTATTTTAATCCAGTCGTGGAAGATTGGACTCCTGAATGTCAGGATGAAGAAATCAGACAGCGAAAAGAATGCGACTATTGTTTGTATGTTATAACTCCTCGTATGATAGGTGTTTACTCGATTGCAGAGGTTGTTGACGATAGCAATAAGCGTCCTGATAAAACATTATTCTGTGTATTGGATACAGATGGGAACCTAGTATTTAGCGAAGGACAGATGAAGTCCTTGCGGCAGACGATGAAGATGGTTGCTAATAATGGTGGGACAGTTTTTGATCTCTTAAACGATGTTGCAAATTTTCTTAACAGAATGAATGAAGAGGCAATCCCCTTTTAAGAGACTTGACATACGAACATATGTACGATATAGTGTGTTTAGTTCATTAAGCCTTCTACGCTCTATCTGAGGTTAGTCGGGTGCGTAAGAATAGAGTGTTAAAAGCGATAACCTGACAGTTGAAGAAAGGGGATGGCGGTTAGAAGGACTGACCATCCCAATTAATTAAGGAGGACAAGATGACTGATACTTTACTTGTGAATTTGTTCGCTGGCCCAAGTGCCGGTAAAAGTTCAACAGCCTATACCCTGTGTGGTTTATTAAAATGGGATGGAGTCAATGCTGAACTTGCTCCAGAGTTTGCTAAGGATTTAACATGGGAAGAAAGAAGAGTTGCCCTTGAAGATCAGATATACATTTTTGGTAAACAACACTTTAGGGTTAAGCGATTAATAGGTAAGGTTGATGTAATTGTTACTGATTCTCCGTTGCCCTTATCCCTCGTTTATCTCAATGATGATAGAGAGGCATATCAATACTTTTCTAAAATGGTATTAAGTCTATTCAAGGAATTTAACAGCATTAATTATTTCATTGAAAGAGACAAACCATATATGACTGCGGGTAGAACGCAAAGCGAAGAAGAAGCCATTGTTAAGGATCGTCAAATTAAGGACTTGCTTATTGACAATGACATTAAATGTAGAGTGGTAAAAGGAAATAAAGTAGGAGTAGAACAAATACATGGTGATATATTAGATATTCTAGATAATCAGTTATAAGCCTTTTGCGGTGATGTAGTTATACGCCATATAAAAGAGCATTCCTGGGTAGTATGGCAATAGATTATGCCTCATGCTGGCATAGGGTCAGGATGCGAGGGTGAAGAGGCATTAATCCCTCCCGCAACCAAATTAAGAATGGAGTAAGCATTATGCTATATCTATGTAAAATAGGCCAAATATGTTGCGGTTTAGCTGGTCTTGATTTAGTGTTTGTTTTGTCTTTAAATCATAGAAATCCTAAGACAACTAAGCTATTTAATATTTTGTTTCCATGCTTTTTTTGTCTTTGTGCAGTTGCATTAATTTTTTTGATATTAGGTTATTAAGAGATAGCGCCATTTTACAAGTAATTATGGGGTAGATTATTATACCGGTTAATATGAGAGAGCGTCCTGTTCTTAGTGGGAATGATGCTAAGAGATTTATTGAAAGAAAGCTAGAGACAGATAGGAAGTTATTATTGAAGGTAAAGGAAATTAATAGACAGGAGGAACGCCGAGTGACGAAAAATACTTATAATTGTCCAGACTGTTTGATTGATAAAGATATGTTTCCAAACATAGATATCTGTTCTGCGTGTAGCAAGGTAATTAATATGAACAAGAAGCTCATCCCAACAGCTCCAGTGAAGCAATGGGTAGTTCCTTATGATACAGCCACCTGGGGAAATTATAATCCCTGTGCTGGTTGTTCTAATAACCCTGCTAATGGTGGGAGTGGCTTTTGCAACTGTGCTTTACCGGCAATGTACAATACAATGTGTTAGGAAAGGAGAAATGACTATGGAGTGGTTCTATATTACAGGATGGTGTTTTTTCGGATTAGTTTTTTTGAGCATGATTGTTAATATTTTTGATGGCAGACTAAAGGCACCTATCGTTGCAATAGATTCTTTAATTTCTGCTGGATGTTTAGTTTGGATATTATATGCAATGAATTTAGTTAGATAAAAAGGTTGCAATCGGTTATAATATGTGATATAATATACAAGTGAGCAAGAAAAGTTAGTCCAATTTAGTAAAACAAAGGAGAGGGTTAAGTGAGTGAATGTAAAGAGGCAGATAATAGGATTGCCAGGATATCTTCTTTGCTTGAAAAGTATTGGAGAATTACAAGAAATCTTTCAAAGGACATGAGCTTCGTATTATTTGCTGAGATGTTAATTCATGATTTCCGTTCAGATGTTGGGTTTGTGGGACTAGATAATGATGAGTTATTGGAGCGTTGGCTTAAAGAAACCGTAGGTATCTTGGAAGCGGCGGAAGAAGATGTTGAGGCGATATAAACTTATTGTAGGTATTGTGTTGGTATGTATCTTAACAATGATATTGCCAGCACATGTATCTACAGAGCCTACCCAGAAATCAAATGTAGTATTTAGTGTTCAGAGCAAGCCAGCTAGTCCCCCAAACCTTCAGATGTTAGTTGTAGAGAAAGCGGACAAGTACGGTATTGATAAAACAGTGTTCTTTGATTTGGTGTACGTTGAAAGTAGATTTAATCCCAACATGATTGGTAGTTGTGGAGAAGTTGGATTGTGTCAGATAAAACCTACCACAGCAAGATGGATTGCAAATAAGATGAATGTATCTTATTCTTACCAAGATTTATTTGATCCGAATTATAACACTGACATGTCGGCTTTCTTTTTGAGGTACTTGCTTAACATGTATCATGGTGATTATTACGAAGCAGTCAGTAGTTATAATAGAGGAATTAATTCAAAATGTCCTAATAATGAATACGTACATAAAGTCTTGTGGGGTGATTATAAATCAACTACCTGTTTTTAGACATGGACGATGTAATCGTTGATCTTGTTCCAGCCTGGATTAAGAGATACAACGAGATTTATAATGACAATCTCACAAATGAACAGATTGCTGGTTGGAATATGGTTGATTATGTTAAACCTGAATGTGGATTAAAAATCTTTGATATCTTAGCTGAACCAGGATTTATCTATGGGCTAAACCCTGTAGAGGGAGCAATTGAGAGTGTAAATCATCTGGTTGAATTGATTGGGATAGAGAAGGTATTTATCGTTTCAGCGGCGTTTAGCCAGAGCATGAGGGAGAAAAGTTTATGGATTGAAAAGTATCTCCCAGTGTTAAAAGATAATGTTATCTTTGCAAAGAAAAAAGGAGCATTGTACGCTCCAGGATCATTTTTAATTGATGATGGCGTTCATAACATTATCGACTTCAATAAGGCTGGTGGATCGGGATATATCTTCGATACTCCACACAACCAAGAAGAAACATTTCCAGAAATTAAAGACTGTTATAGGTATAAGGGATGGAATGATTTGATGTCAAGTTTTGAGAAGTATGCTGAATATATCAATCGTACATCACGAAGAATCAATTAAAAACGCTTAATAAAAAGGGGCAGAGATTATGAGCTACGTTATTAATCCAGATAAAGAAATAGTAGAACTAATTAGGGAAGGGTTAAGGCGTAACAAGGGTTTCTGTCCCTGCAAACTGGAGAAGACAGAAGATAACATATGTAAATGCAAAGAATTTAGAGAAACCGGCGTTTGCCATTGTATGCTTTATCTTCCCAGTTAGCACTTTATTATATAACCTGTCGAGGAAAGGAGGAGATATATATGAATGAAATTATTGTTGCTCTCGCAGGAGCGGTTATGACTTATGCCAGTGGAGTAGGAGCTATCCTAATTCACAAATATTTGCCTGTCGTAACTCTCAATCGGCTTAAGGCTGAGGCAGAACTTCTAGCTCAGGAAGTTGCATCTAAGGAAGGGGTAGCTTATGATGCAGTTCGTCTTGTAGAGGATCTTTATGCCACTCAGGATGGCCCCGCCAAGTTGCAGTCTGCCATTAAGTGGGCTGTCGCTAAGCTGGATAAGGACGGTATTGTAGTCACTCCAGCAGAGATTGAAGAGTATGTACGTATTGCATATCAGGATTTTGTAGCACAGTTGGTACCACAGGTAACTCCTGTGCCGACACCGACACCGGCTCCAGATCCTGTAGCTAAGTTTGCCTAATAAATAGGTGTGTAGTCTAGGGGATCGGGAAACCAACACGTTAAATCTTTTAATAGAGATCTCGTGGCGTGAGAATGTTGGTAAATCGGTAATATCCCCTAGATATTTTTTTTAGAAAGGAGATAAAACATGGAGAATAGTTTAGTGGTTACTATTACCGAAGATAATGCCGAGTTTTTACTGACTGTTGCGGGTGTTGGATATAAGCATTGTGTAAAAAAAGAAAACGGGAAGTTAGTTGAAACACTAGCAGATGAAATGCCCTTTGATATGATCCCAGATGGACTAATTGAGATGATTGGGCTATTAGACATGTCAGACATCTAATTGAAAAGGAGAATAAATAAATGTCCAAGAAAAGTAGATACGTATTTGAGGTTCCCTCTGTGACTGGTAAGTGTACTATACGGGTAATCATTAATGAGAATTCAAACCCTGCAAATGTAAGAGATTTTGATAGTATTATGAAAGAACTTGTTAGAAAGGGTGCATAATATGTCTTTACTGATTGGCATTCTATGTCTCATTGGTAGTATATATTGTTGTTATTATATAGCTGCCACAATCTTTATGGTAATCATATTAAGGAAGTTTAGGATTAAATAATGGGAGGGCTAATAATGTTAAAGTTCTTAAAGAAGTTAGCTGTCTTTATTACAACTGAGGTATTTGCTCATATTGTTATTGCGTTTCTTATTTCTTTAGTTCCAGAATGTGCATTTCTTGCAGGGATGTAACAAATGACTCGTCGTGTCCGAGTGGTCTAAGGAGGATGTCTGCAAAACATCATATCGGCAGTTCGAATCTGCCCGACGAGTCCAATATGCCGGTATAGCTCAATGATAGAGCTACGGTTCCGTCAACCGTAGGTTGGTGGTTTGAATCCACTCATCGGCTCCATATTCCTTACAATTATGTGAAAGACGCTGCTGTAGCTCAAAGGCAGAGCAGAGGTTTTGTAAACCTAAGGTTGGAGGTTCGACTCCTCTCAGCAGCTCCATACGGGCCTTTAGCTCAGCGATTAGAGCAACGTGCTCATAACGCGATGGTCATAGGTTTGAATCCTATAAGGCTCACCAATTACATTTTATGACAAGGAGAATAATATGTTAGATTTTGCTATCAGTCCTCTTGATGAAGTAAAACAGGTAATTGATGAATTATATCCAGATTTAGAGTTTATGGTAGTTTATGATCCTATGATTGAAGCAGATGTATCAGCATATGCCGTGGTCAAAGAAGATAAGTATGTTGTTGCTCTAAGTGCAGAAATTGAATATATGAAGATACCCGATACAATCGTTGGAGCAATAGCAAACATAATTGCAAAGTATGAAAACGTATCCGAAGAAGATGTAGCAGATCGCATTTTTGATAGGCTCCTTGAATTAAGTGAGAGCCTGGATGCTAAAAATGAAGCGGCAAGTCGTGCGTGGATTGATAAAAACGAAGATGAAGAAGATGAAACAGACGACGAGTGATGATAAGGTATTTAGAGAAATAATCTTAAAGTTACCAGGGGCGAGGATGGTGTTCTTGTCTGTGGAATACCAATTATAGGGGTCATGATAATATTATGGGACTAATTGATATAACAGGACAAAAATTTGGAAGATTAACAGTAATTGGATTTCATAAAAGAAAGAAACATTATAATTATATTTGGGAATGTAAATGTGATTGCGGAAATACATCCTATATTAGTAGTGGTGCTTTAAAAAGCGGTAAAACCAAATCGTGCGGTTGTTTGCAAAAAGAAAAAATGTCTCAAAACAGGCAACGTAATTTATTTATATTAGCCAAGACATACGGAATCGGGATTACGACTGACAATAGAATATTCTATTTTGATTTAGAAGATTATGATAAAATCAAGGATCATTGTTGGAGTTTCCGTGGAGATTATCTTGTAGCTAATATAAATAATAGACCAGTTTTAATGCATCGTTTTATGTTAGGATTAATAGACAGAAGGCAATTTGTTGATCATATTAACCATAAGGGATATGACAACAGAAGAAGTAATCTTAGGGTGTGTACTAACTCTCAAAACAATTTTAACAGGAAGCTTGAAAAAACAAATACATCTGGAATAAAAGGAGTCTCATTCAATAAAAAAACAAATAAGTGGTTTGCATATATTGGGGTTAACAATAAAAGAATTAGGCTTGGAAATTATGTAAATTTAAAAGATGCCGTTGACGCTCGATTGACAGCAGAGGAGAAATACTTTGGAGAATTTGCTTACAAATATGACATAAAGGGGAATATATTTTAATGTATGGCACCGCATTAGAAATACCAGCAATGAAAATTAGCAAGTTGCCTAAAGGAAAAGAATATATGAGAAAACGAGTTTGTAATAGCGGAGAATATGTGGCGCAAATTAAGAAAGATGGAGCGCTTTATATTTTTGAAAAGGATTCAGAAGGTAAGTGTTGGTTATTTTCCCGGATTCTGTCAGTTAAGACAGGGCATTTAACAGAGAAGAGTTCAAGTGTTCCGCACATTGTTGAAGCACTAAAAAATATCCCCAATGGAACAATTCTGATTGGGGAAATTTATTATCCAGGTGGATGCAGTAATGATGTGACATCCGTAATGGGGTGTCTTCCCGAAAAGGCGGTAGAAAAACAAAAAGATAAGCCATTGCATTATTATATTCATGACATGATTTATCTTAATGGTGAGTCCCTAATGGATAAGGGATTTGGTGTTAGGCATTATGAGTTATGGAAAATGTTATATGACAATAAGTTGTTAGTTAGTATTCCGCAGGTTGAATTTGCTCAGGTATACTCTGCTGATGAATGGGATTTAGAAAAGCTTATTGATGATCTAATTGAAGGTGGCGAAGAGGGAGTAGTCCTCAAGCGCAGAGATGGAAAATATTTTCCTGACAAACGCCCTGCTTGGGTGACATTAAAATTCAAGCGTGAAGATGAAGCAGATGTTATCTGTATGGGGTATGATCCGCCTAACAAGATCCATGTAGGAACTGGAGATGGCGAGGATCTCACTGATTGGAACTACTGGGAGCTTACCGAAGCACAGCCGGGAGAAAAGAGCATCTATATGGATGGTCGTCCTGATTGTCCTGAGGATTTCTTTGTTCCGGTCACAAAGGCTTATGCAATGGGATGGATTGGTTCGATTAAGTTTGGGGCGTTCAGGAAAAAGATTGGAGAATTTTATGTTCTTGGAGAAATAGGAACGGTATCTTCTGGACTTACTGAAGAACTATTGGAACAGATTAAAAATAATCCAGATGACTTTATCGGCAAGCCAATGAAAGTTAGTTGTATGCAGACATTTGGAGGGGCACTCCGTCATCCGGCTCTGGTTGGCTTTAGGGATGATATTGACCCGAAGGATTGTACTTGGGAGAAGATATTCGAATAGGAGTGACTAGATGAAAGTAATGATAACTAAATTTAGTCTTATTGGTAAGGCGGCAGGAAAAGAAGAAGAAGCAATGGTGAACATTTCAGTACCAGAGATATATGATGGAGAATATGTTTTTTTTGATAATGGAGTTACTGGTTTTAAAATACCGATAGAAGTTTTTAAAGGAATACTTTCTTAAGCGAGGGCAAAGATGATTGAGAAAATTAAACCGATAGAGATTAAAGATACTGTTACTAATATGGTACAAATTGCAATGCTTGATAAATTAGAAGAAATGATTAGTAAGATGAATGAGCTTATTGCTCATAGTAATTCAGTCGAGTTTAGGAATATGCTTTATAAATAATATATTAGGGGTGATGTTATGATTTTATGTAAGGAAACAAATAAGAAGGTTATGGCTTGTGAGTGCTGTGTTTGTTCTCATGCCAACAAGGAACGGGTAGATAGAGATGGGATTGTGGACTGTGTTTTCCCTCATACGATTAAGGTAGATAAAAACCAGCAGAGGGATTACGGCAGAAGAAAGGGTGGCAAGGATGCACGTAGTATTTCTTAATTCAAAAGGGACTTGGCGTGATATCGCTGACTCAGCTAGGACTACGATTGGATTAGATCCTAAGAGTGGAGAAGTCCCTCCATCGTGGAGAAGACGGATGCTCTTATGTGAACATTCTCCAATACGCCAACTTCTATTAAAGTGGAAGTGGGTAGATTTAAAGTCCTGGGTCAGTGTTCATTTTGTAAGACATCATGAAGGAATACAGCACTGGGTAAAAACTGCTCGTACAGATCGCACAGGTTATGAAGGTAGTAGAGATGATTTATCACAGGGAAATTTAGTTATCCATGAGTGTGAGGCTAATGCACAGGCTATCATAAACATTTCTCGTAAACGATTGTGTAGGCAGGCTTCCCCAGAAACTAGAGAGGCATGGCGAGCATTTTTAGAATCGTTCAAATATATTGAGCCAGAGTTATATCGTGTATGTGTTCCAGAGTGTGTTTACAGAAATGGATTATGTCCAGAATACAGAACATGCGGATATAGCTTAACGGATGAATTTAAAGGAGAACTCAATGAGTATCTGGGTGATATGTATGGGAGAACTATTCAATCTCAATATAGTGAAATTATTCATTGACAAGTGGTATAAGATATGGTATAATATATACATGAGGGAGAGCTTTTTTATTTCTCAATAACTTATAACACGACTTATAATATGGAGGCTATTAATATGGATTTAGAGATTGTGTGGCGTGATTGCTTCTCTCTGGTATATGGCAAGTGCTCGACCATGACAGAAGAACAGTTTGTAGAGCTTGTGAAGGCTCAGGCAAGAAGATTGGGACTGGAGATTCCAGAGTGTATAGCTGATACGTGTGTCGGAGTACAGTCTATGCTTTATTCGATTGATGATATTGATGCAGAGACTATAACTCCCTTGTCTGCATCAGGCATTACAATTGAAGATTATTGGGTAATTGACTTTGAAGACTGCGAATTCTTTTAAGGGTGAACGGAATGGACATTGACGATACCATTGCAAGCGGGTATAAGCAATTTGCAATTAATCTTATTGAAGAACTAGATATTGCATTAACAACTTATTATATCGCAAGAAAGATGGTAATGAAACCACAGACAGATGATGAACTCAGATATGCTAAGGGAGTATCTGATGGGATTAAAGAATGTATTAATCTAATTCAAGAAGCAAAAAAAAGAATGGAGATGTAATCTTTGGACAATATTTTAACGGCTGATAATCTTAACAGTTTATACGAGAAATTAGCAGAACCTTTGGCACCAGAAGCAATTCAGTTTGCAGAGACAAGGGCATATAAGGGCTATGACAGCACTGGATATTCGTATCAAATGGTATGTAATAGAATGAATGAGGTTTTAGGTATTTCTCATTGGAGGATAATACATGAAATCCTAAACAAAGAGTCAACTGGGAAGCTAATTGACGTTACTATTCATTTATCTATTCAAATCGGTAATTGGAGATTATTAGATAATGGAGAATCAATTTTTGAAGTATTAGCAGAAAGAGATTGTTATGGTGGACATCAAAGTAAATTGCTATGTGATGGACTTAAGGGCGCTTTTACAAATAGTCTGAAAAAATGTGCGGCATTGTTCGGGGCAGGTCGTCAAGCATATGAAGGGACATTGGATGATGATTTTGTAAATCCAGATGGGGTTACAGAAGGAAAGATTAACTATAGCCCATCATCATCTAGTTATTCAAAAACACCTGTAAAACAGGTTGCGCAACTACCTGTAGAAGATGCTGGTTCTAATAATGTCGGATCTGCTGGTGTGCCTAATCCTGCGGAAGAGAAAAATGGCCCGATGCTACCTGGGCAGGAGAGATCAATTAAGCTCCTGATGGGTAATGTGAAACGCAAGAAGGATAAGGGCGAACTACAGGATCTTAATTTGGATAGCGAATACGCCAACTATGGTGTTGACAAGTGGGAAGATTTGAGTGAAGGACAAGCCGCAGAATTCTTTACTAACATTAGTGCTATTGTACGCAAAAGATAATATGTCGATGTAGGAGGGAAGCTAAGTCTTCCCTCTCCATTTGTTAAGAGGGTGGTTGCAATCAGTAAGGAAAAGAACAAAGGGCGTGTGGGCGAGAACGAGATTTGCCGAAGGATTATGGAAAGAACACAATGCAGGGCTAAGAGAGTTGTTCTATCAGGGGCATTGATTAATTATGATCCTGATCTTTCAGATGATGTTGATATCTATTTGCCTGATGGTCAAAAGAAAAAGGGTGAAGTTAAACTTAGAAAGTCTGTATCTAAAACAGTATATGACTGGTTGAAAGTTAAAATAGATGCCGGGGTAAGTTGTATTCAATATACAGATATAGTTTACCCTGATTATCTATTTATGAGAAAAGATAATTCACCTTGGCTTGTATGCATGACGATTGATGAGTTTTATGAGTTATTGAATAAGATTCCTGTAATTAAGGGGGACACAGCATGACAGGTTTTATATTAGTCGGAAGGTCAGGTTCAGGTAAGGATACTGCAACGGACTATTTAATAGAGAACTATGGTTTTACTAAGACAGCCCTCGGAGAAAGCATTTATGGTGTAGCATATAACTTCTTTGGGATGGAAGAGAAAGACATAGCGTTGCTACAGAATATTGGACAGGGATTTAGGTCTGTTGATCCAGACATCTGGATCAATGATACATGGGACAGAATTATCAATTCAACTAATGATAGATTTATAATTTCAGATTGCCGACAGCAAAATGAAATGGACTTCTTTGCTAATCAAGGATTTGTAGTAATCAAGCTTAATAGAGATAAAAATAAACGTATTGCATCTTTAAAGATAAGAGATGGTAATAAGTTTAATCGAGAAAGGCTTGAATATGAGACAGAAAAAAGTATTGATGATTTATTGTTACCCTATGCTACATATACCATTGAGAATAATTATTCTTTAAAGGAATTATATGCAGAACTAGACATGGCAATGAACTTCTATTCAATATCAAAGACAGACAAAAAGGATGATGAAGCAATGTCAGATTTACCGAAAGATATGTTTAAGCAAATGGAAAATACAAATTTTATAAAGCAAATTCATGATAGAGAATTACTTAACACAATCAAGCAAATGTATCATCACTACAAAGTTCTTGGCGGTAAGGATAGTCTCTTTATTACTGAACTAGGGAATCTAATCGGATATAAGGAAGAGATCCATGAGGTCATATCGGCTCCTTATACCTCAACTTGTTCTCCTAATTGTTATCCTCACGGAGGAGTAGTAAGTATGGGATCTTTAAGTGCCAACACTGAATGGACTAATAATAAGAAATAAGATGTAAGGTTAAGAAATTTACCAGATTGAAGGGGTTGAAATAATTTGAAGATATTAATTGCATCAGATTACTGTGGGGTCTCAACGGGATACGGTAGGGTTGGTTGTGAATTAGCAAGGGCAATTTTAGATGCGGGACATGAGGTAGTTTATTTAGGCTGGAGCTATGATGGCGGATCTCATAACTTTCCGTTTCAGGTGATTCAACCAACGAAGGAAGATTATTTCGGAGCTAATATATTGACACAGATAATCATGGAGCATGAACCAGATGTATTTCTTTCGCTTGGAGATCCATGGATGTTCGAACAGTACGCCGCATTGCCAGTGATTAATGACATTTACTGGTGGGGCTATTTTCCGATTGATGGATTACCTATCCCAAGGAACTGGCATGGAATGATTGATAAGATGGACAGGATTATGGTAATTTCCAAGTTTGCACAGCAGTCCATCAAAGAAATTTTACCACAGAGAGAAGTCAGTTTGCTCTATCACGGGGTAGACACAAATAGTTTCTATCCTCTTTCTACTGAGGAACGAGACATCATTAGAAAGCAGAATAATCTTCATGATAAGTTCGCTGTACTTTGTGTGGCACGTAATCAACCAAGAAAGAATATCCCAGTATTAATAAAATCCTTTGCTAAATTTGCTAAGGACAAGGACGATGTAAGGCTACTACTGAGAATGAATAATCAAGATGCCGGTTGGCTCATCTCTGATTTGCTCGAACGATTCAAGATACTAGATAAGTCTTATATCATCGAGGCAGATCCGAGGGTGGGCGTTCCGATACAGGCTCTAAATCAAATCTATAATACAGGAGATTTGTTTGTTCTGCCCACTATGGGAGAGGGGTTTGGTATTCCTTTGCTTGAAAGTCAGGCGGCAGGGACACCAATTCTTGCAACGGATTGTTCATGTATCCCAGAGCTAATTCATAGCCCGAAGCAGAAGATCCAGACACTTGAACAGATAATCTCTAATAGAAATATTCAGCAAGCATATGCAGATCCAAAGGATCTAATAAGTAAGTTGAATTACTTCTATAACAACAGGAAGGTTCTTGGCGATATTAGACAAAAGGGAATTGACTTCGCTAAGACAATGACTTGGGATATTATCCGTGGACAATTTATGGATTATCTTGCTCAAGTAGAAGAAGAATTAAAGAACAAGAAGAAGTCTAATGTCACATTTTCTAGGGTGTAAATCCAACATAAGGAGAACAATATGGCTACTATTGATAAACATGCATGTAATAGGAATTTGATTCTAGGTGATTACGTTCAACAATCAACAGTTAAGGATCTCATCCAAAAGATTTGTGATATTAATTCAGATGATAGCGCAAAGGAAAAGGAATTTAAGGGATACGAGCGTGAACCGATCAAGCTATTCATTAATTCTTATGGCGGTTCAATCTATGATGGATTAGCTTTGATTGGGGCAATTGAAATGAGCGATACCCCTATCTGTACAATCTGCCTGGGGTCTGCAATGTCTATGGGCTTGATCATCTTCTTGAGTGGAGATAAACGATATATTCATAGGTTTGCAACGGTGCTATATCATGAAGCCAGCACATTTGTATGGGATAAGATTGAGGCTGTTAAGCAGAGTCTAAAAGAAACAGAGCGGATACAAGAGGTAATTGATAATTATGTACTAGAGAAGACGAATATCCTAAGCGATAAGCTGTATGAAGTTAAATCTAAAAAACTTGACTGGTATATCTCAGCTAATGAGGCAGTAAAGTTAGGAATAGCAGACGATATTATTTAACACAGGCTTATAATATAACACAGTAGATAAGGTGGTGATGTAATGGATTTTGTTAATCAAATAATATGCGGGGATGCAAGAGAGGCAATGCAAAGCTTTCCTGAAAATTATATTGACTTGACCGTTACATCCCCACCTTATGATAATTTACGAAAATATAATGGCTATTCATTTGATTTCGAGGGAATTGCTAATGAACTTTATAGGGTGACTAAGAGTGGTGGGGTCGTTGTCTGGGTAGTAGGGGATAAAACTATCAACGGTTCTGAGACAGGAACAAGCTTTAAGCAAGCATTATGTTTCAAAGAAATCGGCTTTAACCTGTATGACACAATGATTTATTCCAGTGACAAGCCGCCGGTAAATAGCAAGAGATATGAACCTAAATTCGAGTACATGTTTGTACTGAGCAAGGGGATCCCAAAGACATTTAATCCTATCATGGAACCTTGTACTTATGCAGGGAAAACAGCTAATGCTAGGACATTTAGACAACAGGATGGCGAGCTAAACGATGGTATTAAAGCACCAGTAAAACATTTCAAAGTTAAAGGGAACATATGGTATTTCCCAACAGGAGCCAATAAAACAACTCTCGACAAGATAGCGTTTAAGCATCCAGCTATGTTTCCTGAGAGATTAGCAAATGATCAGATTATTTCATGGAGCCAGCCTGGAGAACTTATTTTCGATCCGTTCTCTGGAGCAGGAACAACTTGCAAAATGGCTCTTTTAAATAATAGAAACTATATCGGGATTGATATATCTCAAGAGTACGTGGACTTATCAATTGAAAGACTTAGTAAGTATGGAGGGCACTATCAAAGGAATATCTACTAAAAATAAAAGGAGAACAAATGTCCATCATTAGAAAAGTAGACACAAAGAACAAATTTATAAGCATATTCGTGCCAAAAACAGGATTCTATGTCCGCTCAGGTGTCATCGAGGATGGAGTAGATACAGAGGTAGACCCTTTCATGTCTTCCTATCCTGAGTTAATTGATGTCGGCGTAATGGGCCACTGCAAGCATGGTAAGTCTGGTTTATGTATTCAGTCAGGCGTTCAGTGTTACCAAGATGGGCTACATAAGCACATGCCTAATATGTCGCTAGATAACTTCAAGCGCATTGTGGATGAGTGCAAGGGAAAGACGTATCAACTAGCCTTGGGCGGCAGAGGGGATGTCGATCAGCATGAAAACTTTGAAGACATTCTCAAATACTGTAGGGCTAATAATATTGTTCCTAATTTTACTTCTAGCGGGCTTGGATTTACAGATGACATCGTTAGGATCTGCAAAGAGAATTGTGGGGCTGTAGCAATCAGTTTTTACCGCCAGGAACACACAGCGAGAGCTATTCAGATGCTCATAGACGCAGGGGTAAAAACAAACGTGCATTATGTCCTGAGCAATAACTCTATTGATGAGGCAATCACACATTTGAAAGATGGAGATTCCTTCGATGGCATTAATGCAGTTATCTTCCTGTTACATAAGCCGGTTGGTCTTGGGACGGAAGAGAATGTTTTAAAGATGGATGATCCTAAGGTGAAAGAGTTCTTTGAACTAGTAGATAGTGGAAAGTTCGATTATAAAATTGGTTTTGATAGTTGTAGTATCCCTGGCTTATTGAACTTTACTAAGAATATTAATCATGATTCTTTTGATACATGCGAAGCAGCGAGATTTTCTATGTACGTTACATCGGATATGAAAGCTCTCCCATGTTCGTTCGATAACCAAGATTTAAAGTGGGCATATGACATCTCTAATGACACGATTCAGAATGCATGGAATAGTAAACAGTTTGATAGCTTTAGAGATTGCCTTACTAGTTCTTGCGGTGGTTGTAAGGACAGATTAAGTTGTTACGGTGGGTGTCCTATTAAGAGAGAAATAGTTCTTTGTAATAGGGAGGAAAGATTTTAATGGAAACTATTGTTTTCTACTATAAGATATTGGAACAAGATGGCGATTATCTTTATACAAAAGTTAAAATTAAGCGGAAGACGCCAATGAATAACGAAGAATTTGATAAGGCAGAAAATGAATTTGGGAAAGGCGTTGCTGAAATGCTGGCAGTAGATGAAGCATGTGTTACTTCTATTAATAAAGAAGAATATTTCGAGGAGTAGAAGATTCCATTATTTATGAATGCTTTAGTGATGTTAGTACGGATAAGATCAGGGGAGGAGTTGTTGCTAATGAGAGATCCAGCAAGAATACCTCGCATACTAGAAAAGCTAGGTGAGTATTGGAAACAACACCCTGATTATCGTTTAGGTCAAGCAATATATTGTTTATATTATTGTCAGATGCCACCTAGAGAGATTAGTTTGGATAGCATCTTTTGCACGGATGACGATAAAATCGAAGATGTATTAGATAAAAAGGAGAATAAAACATGAAATTTAGAATGTCGTTCGTGACTAACAGTAGCAGTAGTAGTTACATTTGTGCATTTGGAAAGATAGAAGATAATGAAAAAGCAATGAAGTTTATAAAGGCTAACGATATATTGGACTATGTGTTTTCTGGAACAAAAGTTATTGAGAAATTAAAAAAGAAATGGGACAAGATAGGAGCAGATTGGGCTGGTGTTTACATTGATATTACTGAAAGTGATATTGATGTAAAAGCAGATTACATTATGTGGGAATCTTTCGGTGGTGCTGGTGACGAAGATGACGACTGGTCGGATCGTGATTATGACGTAGATGCAGATGACTTTACCGATCAAGAGCAAGCAATATTTAATGGGGTAGAAGAACAAAACGGATTTACTGAAGTTCAGTCTGGTTATGGGGCGGGGAGAAACGGATGAAAATAAGAGCAGATTTCGTTACCAAATAGTTATTCCCTTTATCTTCGATGGTAAGCAATTTATTGTTTCACTGTATGCTATTAATGAAGAAGTAGATGTATCTGATATAGCTGTGAAATATGGCGGAGGATGGCCATCCTGGGGCGGCTGGATTCGAATGTAAGGAACTTCCCTTTGGAATACATGAATAGAGTAATACTAAAACATAATAGGAGGAACCAATATGGGTGAAATGTTTGAAGGAATTGAGCTAATTAATGTTAACGGTGGTTTTGGTGATCAGTACACCGTCCCACGTAATTATAGGGATTTTGATGGTGTGTGGGATGAGATTAATGGCAGATGTATTTATGATAGCCCTGAGATTAAGATCAATGAGGGTGATATTGTATTCGACTTTGGAGCATGTTGGGGTGGATTCTCAATTAGGGCGGCGAAGGCTTTTAATTGCGGACACATTTACAGCGTAGAAGCTGATCCGGTGTGTTGTGAAGTAATTAAGAGAAATATTGCTCGATATGGAGCTTCGGATAAATCTACTCTTATACCAAGGGCTATTTTTTCTCACAACCAAGGAATTAAGCTTGTAACAGATTATCGGTGCAGTTTCTTTGTTGAATCCATCTTCCCTGCCCGTGAAAAGGCTGATGGCACAGTAATTAGTATCCCTTCAATCACCATTGATGAGATTGTAAAGAACGAGAAAGTTGACAGAGTTGACTTCTTTAAGTTTGATATTGAAGGTTCTGAATACGATGCTTTGCTTGGTGGGAAAGAAACAATCATGAAGTATAAGCCTAAGATGGCTGTGTCAGTTTACCATAGGCCGCAGGATCAGGAAATTATCACTAAGCTATTAAAGCAGTATAGATCGGATTATAATTTCAGGATTGTCGATGGGCCTTGTCCTATCATGCATTGCTGGTAAAAATATGTATAAATTAATTGGTTATGTAAAAGAAAGATGCGTTTTGGAATATGTTAATGGGGTTGCAATAAAACACTCCTACCCCAGTAAAAGTGTTGGGATTGTTTCAAATGACATATCTACATTTGCTCAGGCAAAATTACAGTTCCAACACGATCTTGGGGTAGAGATAGACGACGTAAAAATATACAAGATGGATGCTCAGCAAGAATTAGTTTGGGCTATGGATTATACCCGAACAAAAGAATTTAAGAATCTTCCTTTTATAGAAAAAACGCACTTTCTTCAGAAATATAATATCTAGGGATGGTATTAATGATAATAACTAGAAGTCCATTAAGAATATCTCTCGGTGGTGGAGGAACGGATCTTCCTTCATATTATAGAAATTATGGTAGCGGTTTTCTTATCGCCGCTACCATAAATAAATATGTTTATATCACAATCAACCGCACTTTTGAGGAAGATATAATTCTTAAGTATTCCAAATTAGAGCGTGTTACTAATGTTGATGATATACAGCATCCTATCATTCGAGAGACTTTTAAGTTGTTCGATAATCATGAGGGGTTAGAGTTATCTGTTATGGCAGATATTCCTGCTGGAACTGGACTAGGATCATCTGGGAGTTTTACTACTGCTTTATTGAAAGCTATGCATGTCCAAAAGAGACAGATGATTCACCAACACGACTTAGCTGAGTTGGCATGTCATATCGAGATAGACAAGTTAGGAGAACCGATTGGAAAGCAGGATCAGTACGCCGCTGTGTACGGAGGACTTACCTGTTTCGAGTTTACCCCAGACGATCAGGTTAAGGTATGGCCTTTGAAGATTTCAGACGAAACACTTTTTGCGCTAGAGGATAACTTGCTATTGTTCTTTACTGGGTATTCCAGGAGAGCAGGATCGATTCTGCTAGAGCAAGATAGCAAGAGCAAGGAGAGCGACTTTCAGATGATCGAAAATTTACATGTAGTAAAAGAGATTGGGCTTAAAAGCAAGGATGCTCTTGAATCGGGGAATCTAACAGAATTTGCTTCTCTTATGAATGAGCATTGGCAACACAAGAAGCAAAGGTCTGCATCCATGAGTAACGACTATATCAATCATTGGTACGAGTTGGCGCTCAAGAATGGTGCTATCGGAGGGAAGCTTATTGGAGCCGGTGGCGGTGGATTTTTAATGTTCTATACCGAGGATAAAGAACGCTTATGTTCTGCCATGAGGGGAATTGGATTAAAGGAAGTAAGATTTAAGTTCGACTTTGAGGGGACTAAGGTGGTCACTCAGTCATGATCACAGTAGTCTTATTGGCTGGAGGATTAGCAACTAGACTTAACTCAGTTACTGTTAATACTCCCAAGTCAATGATTCTGATTGATGATAAGCCCTTCATTTATTATCAATTAAAGCTCCTTGCGGAGAAGGGAATTACTCAAGTCCTCATTTGCACCGGACATCTTGGAGATCAGATTGAATCATTCGTTGGTGATGGTAAAGATTATGGACTTGATGTTTCTTATTCCAGGGAAGGTGAAAATCTCCTTGGCACAGGCGGAGCATTAAGAAAGGCGTTATTTCTTTTAGGAAGTGCCTTTGTTGTTATGTATGGTGATTCATATTTAGATGTTGATTTTAAGGATATATGTTCTTATTATTATGCTCAAAATAAACCTGGACTCATGACTATCTATCGTAATGATAATCTATGGGACAGAAGTAATGTTGTCTATGTGGGTGGGAATATTCTTGCATATGATAAGAATAATTTAACATCTGATATGCATTTTATTGACTATGGATTAGCTATTCTCAACAAAAAATCCATAGAGCCGTTAATAACCAAGGATGTATTTGATTTATCTGAAATATATCAAAAACTTATAGAGAATAACAATATGGCTGGATATGTAATAGGCAAACGATTTTATGAAATAGGTTCTAGTGAAGGAATAAGCGAGATGCAGGACTATATTAAACAGCTAAAGGGTGAGCAAGTTGGATGATTATATAAGATCGTACCTAAACGAATGCGTAAAAATATCCAACGAGATTAATTGTATGGATATATCAAGGATAATTGATATCTTAATGGTGGTTAGAGCTAATGGAGGTAGGTTGTTTATCCTTGGTGTTGGGGGGAGTGCAGGAAATGCATCACATGCTGTAAATGACTTTCGTAAGATGGCCAATATTGAGTGTTATGCCCCGACAGATAATGTATCAGAACTTACGGCACGTATCAACGATGACGGATGGGAATTTGCTTTTTCATGTTGGCTAAAGGAAAGCAAGTTAAATTCTAAAGATTGTGTACTTGTTCTTTCGGTCGGCGGAGGAAATGTAGAGAAAAAGATTAGCGTAAATCTAGTCTATGCCCTGAATTATGCCAAATTTGTTGGAGCTTCAATAATCGGTATTGTGGGCAGAGATGGTGGTTACACCAAGCAAGTTGCTGATGCCTGTGTAGTTGTCCCAACTGTCAATCAAGATACGGTTACGCCTCATTCAGAGGCATTTCAAGGGGTTATGTGGCACCTAATAGTGTCTCATCCTTTGATGAAGGAACAGCAGACGAAGTGGGAGTCAGAGAGATGACCAGGGCGGTGTTTTTAGACAGGGATGGCGTGATCAATAAGCTTATTTTTAATCCATCTTCAGGAGAACACGAATCTCCGCTTACGGCTAATGACATGCAGATATATCCATATGTCTTAAAGTCACTTAAGTTGCTTCAAGATAACGGTTACATACTTTGTCTGGTTTCTAACCAGCCTAATTATGCTAAAGGAAAAGCAACGATGAAAATGCTTAATGACATTCATGATAAGATGCACAGTCTATTTATCTCTAACGAGATATTCTTTCAGGAGTATTGTTATTGCTTTCATCATCCAGAACATACCGGGAAATGCGCTTGTAGAAAACCTAGTCCCTATTTTCTATTGAGGGCGGCGAGAAAACATGAAATAGACATGAAGAACTCTTGGATGGTTGGAGATCAGGACACTGATATTTATTGTGGAATATCTGGAGGGGTTCAAACAATCTTAATAGATAATAAAGACTCTATCAATAAAAGAGGTAAGAGCAACCCTGATTATATCGCTAACAATCTAAGAGAGGCGGTTAATATAATTATGAAAGAGGGAACTTAATTTGAGCGGAATTAAAGATTTAAAGATTAAGATATTTGCTGATGGAGCTAATATTCCAGACATTAAGAAGGCTTATGAGCAGGGGATAGTCAAGGGTTTCACGACAAACCCTACTCTAATGAAGAAAGCTGGAGTATGGAATTACGAAAGTTTTGCTAAGGAAGTCTTAGAAGAGATTCCTGATATGCCAATTTCTTTTGAGGTATTCTCGGATGACTTTGAAGATATGGAAAGACAGGCAAGAAAAATATCGTCCTGGGGGAAAAACGTATATGTAAAGATTCCAATTACAAATACAAAAGGTGAGTCATCTATCCCTCTTATAAGACGATTGGCGGGAGATGGAATGGCTCTCAACGTGACTGCTATCCTAACGCCTGGGCAAGCATTTAGTGTTATAGATAATATTCCAGTAGGGGTTAAGGGTATCGTTTCTGTCTTTGCCGGAAGAATTGCTGATACAGGAAGAGATCCGTGGCCCTGCATGATGTCATGTTCCATAATGATAGAATATAAGCCTGATTTAGAATTATTATGGGCAAGCACAAGAGAGTTATTAAATATATATCAGGCTGAACAATGTGGTTGTCATATTGTCACTGTAACAAATGATATTCTTAATAAATTAACAAATGTTAATATGGATCTTGAAAAATTATCATTATCCACTGTTAATATGTTTTATTCGGATGCTCAATTAGCAGGATATAGTCTTTAATTTTGAAAGGAGATTACTTATGAAACTTAGTGCATGTATTCTTACGTTGAATAATGAAGTGTTTATTCGTCCTTGTTTGGAAAGTGTTAAGCCTTATGTAGATGAGATTGTAATTATTGATTCTTTTTCAACTGATAAGACTCTTGAAATTGCGAGGGAATACACAGACAAGATATTTTCCATTGAGCCTTGCGCCGGAGCTATGCCCCGTAATTATGGGATAGAGTGTTGTACAGGTGATTGGGTATTCATGTTGGACTCGGATGAACTCGTTAGTAATGCTTTTAAGGATATTAAAAGTTTCTTAGAAATTACTCCTATTAACGCTTTGGTTCTTCCGAGATTTCAAGTTGCAGGAATTGATCCTTTGACGTACAAATCGGGAGATAAGTATTACCCAGACTACCAGTATAGACTGCTCAGGAAAGATAGTCCCGCTCGATATGAGCGTGTTGTTCATGAAATCATTACAGATAAAAAGCCAATACTCCCTATTTCTACGCATCTGTTTCACTTCAATTTGATGCTGATGGATTATGGAGATAGGTACGCAAAGGATGTAAAATACAACAATCTTCAAGCTGGAGCAGGGTTCTGGCGTTCAACTCCTTTTGCAATACTTGACTGTAACAAGAAAGATGAAATAGATGAAAATGTAATGGAATTAATCAGAAAAGTACCGTTCAAGAACGACGAGCGAGTAATAAATTTCTAAGGTAAAATACTTATATTATGCTTAGAAATATAAACAGAAGGCGATTACATGAAAAAAGGACAGAAGATGCCCGAAGAACAAAAGGAAAAGATCAGAAAAGCAAATAAAGGACAAATACCCTGGAGCAAAGGAAAGAAGCTCACTAAAGATCAAAAGAAGAACATGAGTGGTGCTCAGAAACTTGCTTATAGTAAACTAACTCCCGAAGAAAAAGAAATAAGAAAAGAGAAAAATAGACTTGGACACTTGGGAGTTAAACCGAATTTAACTGAACAGGCAAGGAATAAGAAGAGAGAACAAATGGCAGGAAATAATTATGGTAGTAAATTGAAAGGGATTAAGCACTCTGAAGAACACACCAATAAAATTGCAGAAGCAAACAAAAAATTCTTCGCTAATCCCTTGGTAAGACAAGAAATTTCAGAGCGCATGATGGGCAATCAACATGGTAAAGGAAAAGTAGTTAGTATTGAGACTAAGAGTAAAATCGGAGCAAAGAACAAAGTTAATACAAGGAAATATTGGGATAATATGCCTCCTGAAGAAAAAGAAAAGAGAATGAATAAGCTTATAAAAAGTAATACAGGACGCAAGATGCCAGAATGGTTAAGGTTAAAAATGTCTCGTATACATAAGAATAAGGTAGTTAGCAAGGAAACAAGAGAAAAAATAAGTAAAAACATTAAAGAACAATGGAGAAATAAAACATCCAAAGAAAAAAAATATACTATTGCTCCAATGATAAAAGCGGCATTAAGTATGCATATGTCTTCCTTGGAAATATCCATAAAAAATGAGCTTGATTTGTTAGGAATAAACTATGTGCAACAAAAAGAAGTACATGGATACTATGCAGACTTTTATTTGCCGGAAAGCAATTTATTAATTGAAGTAGATGGATGTTATTGGCATGGTTGTGATATATGTGGGTTCAAAGGTAGAAATAACAAACAAAAAGAGGCTAATAGAGAAAAGAGATTGTTACATTCGGGATATGATTTAATTCGAATAAAAGAACACGATATTGAGATGTATGGGGCTAAGATTGCCTTAAAAAATGCAATGGAGGGTATAAAATGGGAGATAGTAATTATCAGGTAACACTGAGAGGAATTTGTCATGATAATCAAGGGTACGCAACTGCATTTCGTGGATACACGCTAGGACTAGATGCCTTAGGAGTAGATGTTAGGATTGAACCTTTATCTTATGGAACAAAGCCAGTCAAGCAAGATAAGAATACTTATTTTAAGATTAAAGAACTAACAAATAAGCCACAACACCTTGATAAGAAACAAATTCTTGTTGTCCATGTTCAACCTTGGGGATTGAACTACCAACAAGAGAGACAGCGTTTTCATAAGGTAATAAACAATATCGTATTCGAGCCGGAGCCAATTCATAATGAATGGGTTGATCTTTTAAATGAGTTAGATGGCGTGTTCGTTCCCTCAACTCATAATGCTAGGGTATTCAAAAATAGTGGGGTTGAAACTCCTATATATATTAATCCTCATGGAGTAGATTTGAGCGTTTTTAAGCCAGAGGGGGACAAGATGGATATTAGTCTTAAAGGAGATTACTTCAACTTTGACACTGATTACTTTAACTTCCTGTCCATTGGGACATGGAGTTATAGAAAGGCACTACCTGAACTGTTAGAAGCATTCTGGAATGAATTTGGCATAGACGATAAGGTACGTCTTATTATTAAAACACAACCGATGAGTGCTGAACAATCTCCAGAAATGCTACGTGAGATAATTCGAGGATATAAGCAAAGAGTTGTTCCAAACAAGCTAACAGCGCCAGTTCTATTACAATTTGATCAACTAGGGACGGAAGACTTAGCTAGTTTGTACAGAGCTTGTGATTGTTATGTACTTCCGACTAGGGGAGAGGGCGTAGGTTTACCATATATGGAAGCAATGGCTTGTGGATTGCCGTGTATTGCGACTGGATGGGGCGGTCAGACGGACTTTATCAATGAAGATAACGGGTATCTTTTGAACTACGAATTAAAGCCAGTTGACATGGAAATTCCAGACTGTAAGCAATACTTTAAGCCTTACATGCGCCTTGCAGAGCCAAACAAAGAACATTTAAAACAACTGTTTCGGTTCACATTTGAAAATCGAAAAGATGTTCGAGAAAAAGGAAAAAATGCGGCTGAAGAAATGAAGAAGTGGACTTGGACAAACGGGGCAATGAGTTTTAAGAAGTCTTTAGATTCAGTCATGGCTTAATAGTTCTATAAAATACGATAAATAGTCCAAGATTTTCAAAGAAAAATCAAAAGAACTTTAAGAAAAGTTTCAAACTTAAAGAAAAAGGTAATTGCAATCTTATAATATAAGAGATATACTGCTCGCATAGAACAAAAATTCTTTGAGGAAGAATAAGATGTCGCAAAGTTGGTTATACTAGTACCATGAAATATATGTAAGATGTCTTAAAAACATCTTATAATATATTGACAAAAATACTTTTCATTGGTACAATAACCATAATAAATCAGAAACAACAAAATAACCTTAGAGAGAAAGGCGTGATTTATGTGAGCATGTATCTGGTGTCCGATGATAATGTAGATAAGGTAAAGAGGTTCTTTATTAGGCAATCCAAGGAAACTGGGCTTACAGTCAACATGAGAGTAGACGAGATCGCATTTCATTCAGGAGTCGCCCTTGCTACTGCCCATAAAGCACTGCAAGCCTTGTCAGACGAAGGATTTCTAGAAATCGAGCGTTCTGCTTGTAGAAGAAATGCCAACAGTTACCATGTAATGTCTGACATTGACATTGAAGAAAAGAAAATGAGTATCGAAGAAGAGTTGGTATATGAAAAACAACAGAACAGACTTTTAATGGAACAAGTAACAAGGCTACGAATCGAGCTTGCACAGTTAAGAACTCAAATAAAATCTTCAAAATAGTAAAAATCCCCGGCAGTGCCGGGGATAGCTATCTCTATCTGAATGCTAGTTATTACTTTGCTCCTATTTTTCCCCTGAAAAGACACATGACGTTCTCCCTAATTACATTATAAATTGACATTTTTCGACAAAGGATCTAGCTTGGTTGCGTCGAAAGCATAAGAATAGACAGAAATATTCTTATTTTATAGGGGGAAATATATATGGGAGTGACAGCAGAAAGCTTAGACATTCAATTATCGCAAAAGGATGAAATACCCAATAAGCACTTGGATGTTCTGTTAACCAAAGAAGAAATAGTTAATGTAATCGGTAATTTATATCTTGACAAATGTATTAACGACGATGCACTATGGAACCTAAGCACATTGGCTTATGATAGGATAAACGCAGAAGGGGAACTCAATCTAGGGTATATGACTGTAAAATTTTTCCTACGCGAACTCTGATTCGTAGCGAGAAATGTCATAATATACTAGTTCCTTTCGGGGGCTAGTATTTTTATTGTTTATATGTTATAATATATAATATAAGATAAGGGATGATGACATGGATCTGAACGTACAAATTCTGGATATGAAGCTTAGAGGATATACAAGAGAAATGATCGCAGGTGAATTAGGAATAAGTATAAGGGCGGTTAAGCGCCGCCTATTGAAAATCTATGAGAAGAACGGAGGAGTAAAACAGGTTATTGGTACGGTTAAAACAACCGGCAATCATAAGATTCTTGCTGATGATAGTTTTGTCGAGGGAATTACGATGAGCGACTTCTTCCAGAATCTCGAAAGTGAAATTAATAATATTAATATTTGTGATTTAGAAGAAGAGTTTAGTATTGATGATGAGATTGTAACCGAGGACTTATTTAGTTTTGATCTTACCGATCATGTTATTGATGATAAGATTATTATTATTCCCCTTGGGGATATCCACTGGGGCAGTTCTAATTGCAAAAGGAAAGCTGTTATTAATCTTATTAAGTGGGCAATGGAAAGACCAAACGTATTCTTTATTCTAATGGGTGATCTTATTGAGTCCGCCTTTAAGGAATCTCCTGGTGACGGTGTGTACTCACAAATTATTAATCCCATGGAACAGTTCAAACAGATTCTAGCACTTTTAACCCATGTCAAGAGTCGCATCTTAGGCATTCATATGGGGAATCACGAATATCGTGCAATGAAATCCACATCATATAATATATGTGAAATGATAAGCATGTTTTTCGGAGTTCCGTACTTAGGATATACGGCTTTGTCTACGATTAAAATAGGCGATCTTAATTATGATATTGCATCTACGCATGGAGCTAGTGGCGCTAAGGCTGTGGGTGGCAAACTTAAAAAAATAATGGATCTATCACAAATATATGATGCTGATTTATATCTGATGGGGCATGTGCATGAAATGGCTAGTATTCCAACAACAATCAGACTTAGGGATGGTGACAAGATTAGACAGAAGAAACGATATTTTGTTCTAACAGGACATTCCTTGGAATGGAAAGATTCTTATGCTGAGATGGCATTATGTATTCCCAGTCAAATGGGCGTACCGATAATTGAATTATCTCGAAGTAAGTTCGGAATTAAAGTCATTAACTAGGAAAACATTTATAGGAGGAATAAAAAATGGAAATTACAAACAGTATGGTTGTCCGGCGTTACAAGGCGGGGTATGAGATTCGTGATGAGTATTGGACAATGGAGGGCTGTGGCGATAGGCCTACTCATATGAGACAGGCTTATACCCCCTCTGGGGGCTACATCGGGGATAGTAAGATAGCTTATCGCTTGTGCGATAAGAGGGGAATACGCCCAGAATTGGCTAGGCAAAACGATAATATTTGCAGTATCGGGTTCTGCGAGCGAGAAAAACGCTGGTATGGGTGGTCGCATAGAGCCATCTACGGGTTTGGGATGGGAAGTACCTGTGAACCAGGAAATTGCCACTATCTGCCCTCCAACAAGGAAGAGTTTATCGAATCAATGAGGCGTTGGTACTCAAATGATATGTACAAAAATCTACTGATCGACGCAGAAGAAGATGGAGTACGGATCAAATATGAGATACATCAGAAAAAAACTGGGAACATAATGGAGGCAAACGACTTTGAGCCTTATCCAGAGACATGGGGTAAAGGCTCATGGACAGCACAGACATTAGATGATGCAAAGCAAATGGCAATAGATTTTGCAGATTCAGTGTCGTAATCATGTCTTAAATTGGGAGGCAAATATTAATTAACAGAGGAGTGATAAGAAATGAGCGAGATGACGATTGATGAGGCAATTGTTTATGCAGATCATGTCGCACAAACAAACAGTTGTGAGGAATGCGCTAAAGAACATGAACAGTTAGCTAAATGGCTAAGGCAGTTGGTCGTGCTTCGCAAAACCACACTTAAAGATGAGTTTGATGAATCGTTAAAGAAATATAATCTTAGCAACGATACAACATTGGAGAATTTGTGTTGGGCAATGCGAGAGCTAATTGATAAGAGTGGGATCGTGTTTCGTAATGATAAATCACCAACATTTGATGCTTAGGAGGGCGAATCATGGTAGAAAAAAAGACATGGGAAGAGTTTAGAGCGGCTGGTTTGCTCTGGTGGATTAACATGATCATGCACACTTTCGGATGGGCGTTAGTCGTTGATATCGAGGATGATGGTAGTATATCTAATGCCTATCCAGCCAGGGTTGCTTATAGAGGTTTTGATGTGCCGACAAATACCGAGGGATATATTAAGGTGTCCCAGTTTCTATCGGGTGAGTCGAATGTGTTATTAGATGAAGCAAAAAGTTAGGGGTTGTTGAATTTGATATTTATCCTAGTTGGTGCTTCTTGTACCGGAAAAACAAATTGTATAAACCTTACACCTGTGGATTCACGTTTTATTAGCTGTACCACTAGGCCAATTAGAGAGGGTGAGGCTACAGGGACTGACTACTATTTTCTGTCTCAGGAGTCATTTGATATGATGCTCAAGCGTAATCTGTTATTTGAGCATGTCACCTATGGCAACTATTCTTACGGGCTGAGCGAACAAGAAATATCTAAGAAGGTCAGTCTTAAAGACAAGGATTCTTATGTCATTCTTGATGCTGTCGGGGCTAGGGTAATTAAAGAAAAGTTTCCCGAAGATACAAAGACAATTTTCTTCTTTGCCTCAAGAGAAACGGTAGAGGAAAGGTTAAGAAAGCGGGGAGATACAGAGAGGGACATTGAGAAGAGACTAGAGGAATATGATAATCAATGCAATTTTATTTACGAAGCTGACTATATTATTAATAGTGAGCAGTTGCCTTTGAAAGATGTTTTTATGATGTTCAATTGGACTGTTTCAGGAAAAACAGATTAAAGGAGGAAACACAAATGTATCAGACAAAGATTTTTGAAAGCAACACTTCGAAGGACTTACAGAATATTACAAATTCATGGCTAAAGGGTAAGCTGACCATAAAGATTTTTGCCCTTGTCCCTCATGTTATTATTAAGCATGATGGGAAGATTATTGGTTATACACAGACATTGCTATATGAAGAAGCAAATCTAGATGCGGAATAAGTTTGTCTATGTCGTATAAGATAACATATAAGATATAGTTTTAGCTTGAGTTCCATATATTGTCTGAATTACATAAACGACAACTATACACACTAGGGGAATGGAGGGATTCAGTTGAGCCAGGACATACAGAACATTCAGGATGATCCGATAACATTCATTGCTTCTAATGGAATTAAGGTTACTTTAAACAATAGTCCTTCGCCAGAAGCATGTAAAAACTTCATAAGAGTGGTAATGGATATCAAAGCAAAGTACAACATTAGAATTAACGAATAAAACTTTATAAAAAAAGTAAGCTGGGACTATTCAGCTTACTTTTTATTTGCTATACTCTGTTTGTGGGAGTTCATAAACGATACCAAAGGAGGATTGGGAATGCCTCAGGAATATGATATTAGGAATGTGGCTGTTTATTTACGAAAATCCAGGGCGGGCGGGAGCAATTCCGGCGGTGGCGAGAAGTTCAAAAATGCCAGTGGGGAAGAGTACGACGATTTTGCTTTCCATCGAGATGATCTGCTTACATTATGTACTCAAAGAGGGTGGACATTCACCGAGTATTCAGAGATTGGAACAGGAGATAAGATTGCCCTGCGTCCTAAAATGATTGAACTGCTTCAGGATGTTGAACAGGGTATGTGGGATGCTGTTCTGGTAGTACACTCGGACAGGCTCAGTCGTGGGGATGAAGTAGAACAGGCTCAAATAAAAAGAACTTTTGCCATGTCAGAGACATTGTTAGTTACAAAAGAGAGAGTGTACGACTACAATAATGAGTCAGACATGATGATGGCTGAGTTTGAAGGATTAATGGCAAGGATGGAATATAAGACAATCGCAAGGAGGTTTAGGCAAGGTAAAGCTCGTAAGTCTAAATTAGGATTTTGGGCTAATGGAAAACCACCTTTCCCTTATGTGTATAGCCAGGAAACACATAGGGCAGTCCCAGACGAATCCAATGTCCTTGTATGGAACCATATGAAGGACTTAGCTCTTAACGGTTATGCTGTGACAGACATAGCATGGCAGATGAACAAAGAAGGGATTGCGAGTCCTAGGGGGGGGTTATGGAATCCAGATGTGGTGAGAAGGTTATTGACAGACGAAGTACATCTTGGAAAGATTGTGGTTGGAAAAAAGAGAAAGCTTGTTGGGGCTGATTGCTATGTACGAAAACCAAAAGAAGAATGGATCGTTTATAGCAATTGTCATGAGCCGGTAATATCGCAAGTAGAGCACGATAAGATATGTTTTCTCATGCAACGTATTAAGAGTATTCCTAAGGCGGCAAGGGCGGGTGCAAGCGATTATAGCGGGTTAATACTCTGCCATGAATGTAAGAGTGTAATGCA